ATCTGGTTAGTCAGATTACTTTTTTGATTTTGGGCGTTCTGGATATACTTGCTCACCTTGATTTAGGAATACTACTGTAAATTTGTCAGTTTTGTATTTTGAATTGAGCTTTTTTGCCAAGTTGACGGCATGTCCTTGATTTGAAAATGAAACCTTGACATATTTTGGTCCGGGATATTGAACTAACTGATTCGCTGTTTTGAGATTTATTGGTTTGCCTTCATAGAATACCGCCCATATTCCTTCAGCAGCAAGAACCTGCTCAGTTTTATACGTTGCTTTATCTGTCTTCTCTAACAATATCTCTGGCTTCGGACGTGACACTGTGATAAATTCCTTTAGTTAAGTACAGATATTTATCAAAGATGTCGTTAAAAGTCACCGCCTTTGATTTCAACTTTTGTAATTTCTTGACCTTCAGTCTGGACAGATTCTTTAGAAGTTTCTAACGATAGCAAAAGTTTGGTGATTTCAGAATGAAGTGCTTTTGCATCGGCAACTGACATAGTAAAGTCTCGTGAGTTAGGAGAAATTCCCCTAACTTTGTCAACAAAACGATGTATTGCTGGATAACTCATTTGAACTCGAAGTCTTCTGGATCTTTAACTGGACCAAAATAATCATATCGGTCAAGTAGAATCATTTTGGGACAAAACATCATTTCCCAGTCTTTGTACTGCTTGACTTTAAAATAGCCAGCAGCATGCCAAGACCGGCTTTCTGGTGATTTTGTAAAGAATGCAATCCTACGTTTAACATCATAAACTGGATTATGTACTTCACTATCGGCAGGAAAGCCATATACTGATTTCTTTGTATGGGTTGGAATAATCTGAGTGTTAAGTTCATCAAACTCAAGACCGTCTACTTTTTTAATTTCTTCTAAGTTGGTCCCGAGTTTTTGGACACGACCATTAATTCTTAGCGAATAACTGCCGTCTGAATCAGCACTTATTTCGCCTACTTTTTGGTCTTGTTCTTTTAGAATCCAAAATTCATCGGTTATTACTGGGGTTGCTTTGATCATCAATTGCTCCTTGATATGTCTTATTTAACCACTCAGAAAGTTGAGTAGCCATTTCTGATAATTTAATTAATTCATGACGACCACAGAATCGCATGAATCTTACACCAACTTGGGTGACATCTTCTTTTGAAACCTGTTCTGCTATCGCTGCATCAACTGCGGCTTTAACATCATCAGGTTGTGCTCGCAAATCAATTAACTTGCGATTTCTCTCGTAATCATCTAATACACGATGTTCAACACCTTCATGGTCTGTCCATCGTTGTAGCATGAGGTTATTCCACGAGAAGCCTTTTGCTTTTCGGTCTTCAAATGCTTCTAGAAGACCAGTTTTGTTCTTTGTGCCTTTTTTACGAACACCGGGATATGCTGAAAAAACATTATCTGTTGCATCACCACGGACACATTTCTCAAACAATAACCACTCTGGATCAGGGACCGCTTTGGGTTCCCCTGTTTTCTTTTCTTTAACAGGACGATCTTTGTCGTCAAGAATTCCGGCTGTAGTAATCAAATGCCCCATCACTCCGTTATACTGCTGAACATTGTCAGAGAGGAGTTGAACAAAGTCGGTATCGCTTGAAATAATTATATGATTATCGTCGGGATGTAAATCAACCCAACGTGCTATAATATCATCTGCTTCGGCACGCTCATGTCTGATTACCGAACAATTAGTCTGCTCCTTGAGATATTTAGTGAGTTCTTCAAAGACCTCCCAAAAAACCTGTTCTTCTTCTTGTTCTTTTTCAGTTAGAGCGGCTCTGGCATCTGAACGATTTCGTTTGTAGCGGGGATAAACATCCTTCCGCCAGCTTCGGCCCTCTAAACAAAATAGAACATGATCTGCACCGAACTTACGATACATTCTGTTTACTGAACTAAGTGTGACATGCATGGCATAGCCTACTTTTTCATGGGCATCAGCTGCACGGAATGCGGCATGGCGAGCACGGAAAAACATATTAGCCGTGTCTATAATTAAGTAACGCATTATTAACCTATACGAAATTGTGTTGTAAGATATATTGTAGCATGTGTCGTGACCAAAATCCATGGGCATCTCTACCAAAGTGCCATGAGTCTGGAGATACTGTTTGATACCCAGAATTTCTCAAAACGGAATCAAAGGTTTGGTCGGAGTCATATGGACCAATATAATTGACCCCCCAATCTTGAACATTATTGATAGTTCTAAAATGAGAGTTTCCATTAAAGAAAATATGCTTTATATTTTTTTCTAAAAATTCCTGATGAAGATCCCATATATCTTTATGTACATGCATCGCTCTTCTGCTTAAATTCAAAGTAGATATAAATTCTTTATACTTTTCTTGGTGTGATTCTGGAACAATATCAGATCCAGACGCATTGATTTGATAGTATTCGCCGTCAATCAACCATTCTTCTCTTTCCCAAGTAGACCATTGGATAATGACTAGTAATTCATCATTGAATCGGGGATATGTCGTATTAATCCATTCTCGTGTGGTTCTCAGTATTCTATCATTCGAACTTGCACTTTCAGCATCACAATGAAATCCTGCTTGTAGTGATTCTGCCAATAACTTCCCCCAACTAACTTTTAAGTTATCTGGGTGTGGTGCTCTACCTTTGTAAAAATACCTGCCATCATCTTCGGCGAATGCGTATGGATTAGTGGCTTCTGCTGCAGCAGTATGGCTATCTCCATTAACATAGAGTATCATGAAATCTCTTTTCTACCATTTCCTAAATCACGAGTATGTACATATGATTCATGGTTCATTGCATCATATTGGTCATATGTTTCCATAACGATATGACGACAAACGGTTTGGAACCATTGGTCTACAATATCGGCATCTGACTCGCCTTGATATCCTGCTCTAATCAAATTTGAAACAAACTTGTCATTCCAGTCTAACTCAAAAGAGCCTTGGTGTAAATTTTCTTGATCTACTTCCATACCGAGAATTGCGACATAAGGCTCGCCCTTTTTATTAGCAATATCTTTTTCAGTTTGCTTTGATTTGGCTGGTGTCGATTTGGTTTGCTTTTTTGACTTTTTAAAACGTGATTTTATATTTTCAAACATATCTTATTCTACCTTGGATGAATCATTTTGTCAAGAATTTAATTCTTGACGCTCATGTTTTTGTATTAATTCTTTGTATTTCTCAATCCAATAGTCTGCCGCAGCAGTGTGTGCTTCTAGTAATGGATGACGACCTTCTTTTGTTATATCAAATTGATTGTGTTGTGCCCATTCTAGAAAACTCATGTTTTCTGGGAAAGATTTAATGTTTTTTTTAATTATTTTCCTCATTTCTTCGATCCATGGAAACGACGATTCGCGTTCTAAGACATCATTTAATTCTTCTAGAATATAAGTCGGGAGGGTGTTTATTTCTTCCGAAGAGTTACAAACTGGCCAAGTACTATCTTTAATGGCATTATAAAATTCTAAATCAATTTCATTATTGTTGTTATTTAAAATGGTGTGATCAATCATTGTTTGCACATTTGGAATATTGTTTTGAATTAGATAGGACTGAGCAGAATGAATAGACACTAGACTGCGAAAAATATTAAAATGATCATTTTCATCTATGTATTTTTTATAAAATTGTATTATTTCATTACAATCTCTTAAGTTAAAAAATTCATCTAATTTACTTGGAACACATGTTGGCCCCAAGCCTGTCCACTTATCAGTCATGGTATCAACAGGATAATCCCAACGCATTTTCCAAGTCCAGTTGATTATTGCCAAGACGTTTTCTTTACTATTCTTGCTAAAATATTCAAATATTTGTCTAGTGATTGATTCATTGCCACACCCCGGAATAGCAAGCGTTTCATACTCTAAACCCATTTCTTTTGCAGCTATGCCGGGCCAAGCCAGCTCACCATTTTCATTATTTTCTATTTCTGTACCAAAAATAAAACTATCGCCAAATGATACTATTTTTTCTATTTTCATTCGTTTATTTAATTAAAAATAATACTCCTATCAATTAGTTTTTTGTATAAAAAATTAGCCATTTTTTCGTGTCCTTTTTTAGAAAGATGTCCAGCATTGTCTTTTATATAATCACTTAAATCACTTGACCAATTAACGAATGAAAAATTATGTAAATCATCTATTTTTGGATTGTGGATAATCTCATTAAAAAAGTTAAATTCTTTCAAAAATGCATAATCATGATTGTCTGGTGATTCGTAGGTATTGTTGGCGGCAGAAAAAATGTAATAATTTACATTATTTTTTTCTAACCAACTAACAAACAAAAAAAGTTCCATATAAAAATCCAGAACCATATTTTTCACATCTGTGTCTTCATTTAGTATTTTTGTTTTATAATAATCTAGCTTGTCACCACTAGCTCTTTTCACTGCTTTATCTAAAGTCGTTGGTCCAGATAAACTTCCATTTTTGTCAAACGGGTATTCTCTGTCGCAACAAAAAATATTTTCTTCCCACACTTCTTGTCGTCTGATAAAACTCAATCCTATTACAACCAGTGGCTTTTTGTCGCCGTTTAAAAGATTTGTGATATCAGAAATTGACCTTCTAAAAATTCTAACATTGCTTGACCCAATAATTGCAGAATTGCATAACTCTAAATTAAGAATATGAGAAAGATAATCCGGCCAAACAAGTGGTCTATCTTTAATCGTCCAGTCTTCTGCAGTAAAGCTATCACCATTCACATATAATATATCGCTATTCATGTTTTTTAATCAAGAAAAAACTGATCTAATCTTGGTGGTTTAAATGAATCGGGTTTGATTACCTTACCATCTTCTCGTTTTAAAACTTTTCCGGTTTCTGGATCAACTTTGCTCATATTCGATGAGATCACTTCCTTCCACGCATTTTCTTCATCTACACCCAATGAATGCATGGCACCAATTGTCACTACTAAAATATCAAGTAATGCATCAAGCATTTCTACTCGATCTTCTTCACTAATAGCATCATCAAGCTCACCAACTTCTTCTGCAATAAGCGTTCTATATAAATCAAATTGTTCTTTGTTATATGTGCCAGTGGACTGGTCACAAGCTTGCATAAATGTATGCTGGTCTTTAAATGGATTTGTCATGTTTTACCTCTTTATTATAAATATCATGATGACAGACGATATTAAAAATTTTATGAATATTGTTGAAGCGGCTGGAGTGCCCGGCGTCAAACATTATGACCGCGATGAAACAAAAATTACGGCTCAGATTGATAGCAAACTTGGTCCAAAATTTGACCAACTTGTCAAAGATTTGCAGACAGTAGATAGTTTAAAAGCCCAAGTCAAGGAAATGCAGGATAACACAAAGACGCAAACACGTCAAGATATTGCATTTTTGTTTGATGTTGAAGATGCAGTTTTTACTCGTGTTATTGAAACAAAGAATGTCATATTAGAAATATCTAAAGACCCT